TAACAGTTCAGTGTGCTAATGAAGTTCCTGTGGCCTCTACTCTGACAGCTATTGATGCATGTGATGGTTCAATTACAGTATCTCCAACTATAGTAACAATTCCGGGTGGTTGTCCTAATAAATTTACTGAACAAAGAACTTGGACTTTCGATGATGCTTGTGGAAATACTAGTAGCTATACTCAAACTATCACAGTTGATGATACACAAGCACCGGTGCCCCCAGTTTCTCCGGCTGATTTAACGGTTCAATGCGCTAATCAAATTCCTGCGGCTCCAACTCTCGTTGCCACCGATAAATGTGATGGAGAGGTCACCGGTGTTCTTACTATAGCAACTATTCCGGGAGGTTGTCCCAATAAATTCACAGTCAATCGTACTTGGACCTTTACTGATAACTGTGGTAACAGTTCTAATGTTTTGCAAAAGATCACAGTTGATGACACACAAGCACCGGTGCCCCCTGTTTCTCCGGCTGATTTAACGGTTCAATGCGCTAATCAAATTCCAGCTGCTCCAACTCTCGTTGCCACCGATAAATGTGATGGAGAGGTCACTGGTGTCCTTACTATAAGTACTACTCCAGGTGGTTGTCCTAATAGGTTTGTGGTTAATCGTACTTGGACTTTTACTGATAACTGCGGTAACAGTTCCAATGTTTCACAAAAGATTACAGTCAATGACACACAAGCACCAGTTATTCAGGACCCTCCAGTTGATTTGACAGTTCAGTGTGCTAATGAAGTTCCCGTAGCCTCTACTCTGACAGCTATTGATGCATGTGATGGTTCAATTACGGTATCTCCAAGTGTAGTTACAATTCCGGGTGATTGTCCTAATAAATTTACTGAACAAAGGACTTGGACTTTCGATGATGCTTGTGGAAATACTAGTAGCTATACTCAAATTATCACAGTTGATGACACACAAGCCCCAGTTATCCAGAATCCTCCTGCTGATTTGACATTGCAATGTAAGAATGAGGTTCCGTCCCCTGGTAGTCTCACTGCTATTGACAATTGTAACGGAATCATCACCTCTAATCCGGTAATAGAAATCACTCATGGGCGTTGTGTTAATGATTTTGTCGAAAAACGTACCTGGACCTTCACAGATAGTTGTGGTAATACAACTTCTCATACTCAAACCATCACAGTTGATGATACTATACCTGCCACTTTCGTTGACCCTCCTCCGAATCTAACTGTTGACTGTCTTAATGATGTACCACCACTTGATGATCTCACCGTCATTGATAATTGCGATGGCGAAGTTTCCGTACCTGGACATGAAGTACGTATAATTATCCAAGAAGAGTCTGATTCTGACAGTGACTCTGATTCTGATTCTGACTCTGACTCTGGATCTTCCAGTTCGAGTAAGGGTGATAATAATCCCGTCCACATTGAAAGAATATGGGTCTACACTGATTCATGTGGTAACGCGTCACGCTACATCCAAACTATTATTGTTCTAAATCTTGAAAGCTGTATAACCGACACTGAAAGCAGTAAGAGTAGCAGAAGCAGTAAGAGTAGCAGAAGTCGTCGTCGCCGTCGTCGTCAACGTCGCAGTCGCCGTCGTGGCCTAAACTTTAGAGAAGACATGACTACATGTGTAATTAAATACCCCAGGCGAACTGTCAAGCCTGTCCCTAAGCCTAAACCTAAACCAAAGGCCAAATATGCTAAACCATGTCATAAAGATAATGGTGTTTCTTATTACACTAAGGAATGGGTTTTCAATAATGTCTTATAATAAAATTTGATTGATAATTACATATTCGGTTATCAAGCAGTTGGACTGTATCTAAATTTATATGAATTATTTGATTCATATAAATCAAGAACGAACACCTAAATATTCGGCAATTCTGGAATTGGAAGATTAGGAAGAGTACTCATGGGAGGAGGCATAGTTGGACCGGAAGGAGCAGGAGGAGGCATTTGTGGTGCTACTGATGGAGTACCAAATGGTCCGTCAAAATTGGATCTGAAGGTTAGAATATCAGGATAATGAATAATTGGAGGTCCTTCAGGAAGAACAGTACCAGCGATAGTCGGAACCATAAAACTACTGGTAATATCAGTGGATAAATGTTGAGGCATGCCAGTAAACGTTTGAGGACCAAATCCTGCAAAAAGACCGTTAATGGCTGTTGCCGCTGCAATTACTTTAGCTAAACCCCATGACGTTGCCAAAAGTCCTAGAAGACCTAAAAGACCTAAAAGGCCAAGAACGACCAGACCGGCGAGTATTGGTAATAGACTAGTACATGTAATTTCCCAACCTGACCAATTATCATCACAATCACAAGGTAATTGTCTTTCGCACGGTGGTGGACTTGGATATGTCTGTCTTTCATTGTCAAGAATAAGGGCTCGCCGTTTTGATAAAAGTTGGTGTAAAATATTGTGAGTATCATGCATATCCTCTAGAACTTTTTGGTCAAGATCTAAATCTGTAGAATTTTTTTCAGGATTATAAATGGGCAAACATCGTTCGAAACCAGGACGATACCAACAATGATGAAGAGCATTACAGCCATCAGGATCGCCAACTAGATTAAAACATGATAATTTATAATCTGGATAAAGACTAGATCGGCTATCATTACTAAGATTACCACGATTAACACCTTGCAAATAATCTGAATTAGTATTATCTCCTTTCCAAAAAGACCGAAAATCTAGATATTGTAGTAAATATGATCGTGAATATGAACGTGAGTTTAGATAATTATCAGTACAATAATTATCGGTTACTGGTGGGTTTTCGACTGGAATCACAGCCTCTTGAGAACCATAATATAAGATATTACTGAATTCCAGATTTTCGGTTGCATTAAGAGATTGAAGGTAAGCCAAGTACCCAGTGGCAGTTGGACCGGGAACTGGATGACACTTTTCATCTAGTTGTTTTCTATTAGACTTTTCAAGATAGTAGTCTAACCATGCCTGACAGTATCCACGTATATCATCACTTTCACTTTCACTTTCTTTGTCTAGTCTTCCTAAATATAGTTTGTCATATAACATTGACATTTCACCAACACTCATGTTACTTGGGAAATCGGAGACCATTTGCGCTTCTTCAATAGTTAAACGACAACTGGGAGATTCTTGACAGGTTTGAGAACGGGCATCAAGATAATAAATCAACGGGTGCCCATTCTTACTTAAAAAATAATGAGGAGTTGCTAGTTGCATATAAGTATTAGTGAAAAGAAAATAGTTGGTTGTTTGTGGTTGATGATAACATTGGTCTAAATAATCTCGATTATTGCGACTCACATATCGAATTAGAATGGAACCACGATTACCTTCAATAATCTGACGACGTTGATTACGTACCGGTAAGTTATATTCTGGGACTACATAAACTACTTCAGTAAAAGGATGATCTCCGTTAATTACAGAGAGATGGAATGAATCCAATTGGCCATTTCCCCAATCACTAACAACCAGACCAATGGCTCCTTCGTATTTTTCATAAAATTGGCCTCCATGAATTAAAGACTCATCTCCTATATATTCGTCAATAATATTAGTAGATGCATAATTAGCAATTATCTTTGACCATCCCTTATAAAAAAAAGTTTTTTCTGTCCATTTCAAACTAAATTGGTAAAGAAGGTCTTTTTGATAAATAATTTGACTAATTCGGTAATCATAAGGAAAACGATGATAAACTTCGTTCTTTTCTTTATGTAATTGCCCAACTACGATTTGATAAACTGGATGACTATTATTGTAAACCGCGTTACCATTAATATGATATTTTAAAGTTGGATTAATTCTTTCCATCATCGCGTCCCATCGATCTCCGCGATATGTACTACCGAGAATGGCAAATGGTGTTTCCTGGTGGATTTCTCGGACCAAACTGGAAATCCAATATGGTTTAACAGGTCTGGTATCACGTTCCATTAGAAACCAGAGATCATATCGATGATGGTGTTGAAAATAGTTGGTGATTGATAAAAATTGTCTGTTAGGACCGTTCACCCAGTCGGGATTAGTATGATATTCTTCTGGATGATAGATATCAATCGAATAAGGAATCTTAGCATTATGAAAATTAACAGATTCAATACAACGATGCCATTTCTCATTTCCAGATTCATAATTTTTTTGAAATTCTTGAAGTAATGGCCAAATAACATCACGTCCAAAACCAAGTCGTAAATCTCTACTGTAACTTAAAACTAAATGATAGCGATTATGGTCGTTATTACTACAAGGAGGAAATTCATTCCACTGCTCAAAACTTTTTAACATTCTTAGGTAGTCTTTATTACAGAACGGCCTGACAATTACTAAATCAATACTATGTGAAATGATAGATTGTCCAGTATTTTTCCTTGATATATCCCATTGTTCTTGACTATATAATTCATCACTGTGAGCTTTACCACTCAGTTCGCGGTGCGAATTGTCAGTTACATGGTTACGACTCAGTTCGCTATGCGAACTGCCAGTTACATGGTTACGACTCAGTTTGTCAATGTTTAACCTCTCGACTGGTTGTACAGGGAACAAGCTCTGTGTGTCCAGGGTTAGGTCGTTTTCAGAACTTTGCTCATGTGACAATTTTGTTTCGTCACTCAAACAATTATTCAAAATCCCCAAAAAATATACATAAAATATCATAACCGGCTAAATGGACTTGGTATATATTCCTCCGAAAATTTTCAATTTTTTTTGGCTAATTTGTTTGTCAAAAACACAAATAAGTCCCCTTGATCAGTTTCAACTGTAGGATATTAATATATTTTAATGTCTGATTATTAGGAAGTAAATTTAAATATGAAAATGACTTAAGATGGAGATGACTTGGACTCTGAATAAAAAAATTGAAAAAGTTTTTCTTATAGGTTTTATAAATGTCGACTCACAATAAAAATAGACTTAAGGATTTCCTGAGTCTAAACAAAATTGATAAAGGTGAGGCTTACACTCATACTTTAATCGGAGGAGGTGGTTATCCAGGTGGAAGTTTTAACGTTCCATTTGAAGACCGAAATTATTTACATGAACTCCTGGAACAAACAATTTTTAAGGAAAGACAACCAGTCTGTCTTACGGAAAAGCCAAGTGAAAATTCACCTTTAAGGATTGATATTGATTTACGTTTTGAAGTTGAAGAAAACGAAGGGAATCTTGATCATCGTTATAATCATGAAGAAGCTCTAGATATCATCCGATGTTACAATAAAGTCTTGAGTCAATATCTTGATGTTGATAGTAATCACCTTATTTGTTATCTAATGGAACGAGAAAAAGCTTATTTAGATCCCAAAAATCCAAGAATTCTCAAAGACGGCATCCACTTAATGTATCCAAATGTTATTTTATCTAAAAAAAGTTTCAAAATCATTAGAAATTTAGCAATTCCAAGTTTGCGGAATAAGCTGAAACGATTAATTACAGTTACTAAATTGCCAATTGATCAGATTATTGATGGTGCAATCGCTGAAAATAATTGGTTGATGTATGGATGTTCAAAGCCGAATAATGTTCCTTATCTTTTAAGTGGTATTATTGATACTGAAGGTGATGATATCAAGGAACAATTTCCGATTGAGCCACTAGATTTGATTAATCTTTTGCGAGTTAATCTGGAAGAAGAAGTAGAAGAGACTGTGATCAAACCAGAATTCACTGAACTTTTTAATCTATGTGAAACTAATGTGCCAAAAAAATCTGTTGCTAATTTAACAGGGGGAGAAACAACTATTGTCGTTGATGACCGGGTTTCAAAAGAACGAGGTTCCAGTATTGATATCGATGATGCCAAAAAATTGACAAGATTACTCGCTAAAAGCCGTGCAGATGATCGTAATAGTTGGATTCGTGTCGGGTGGTGTTTACGTAATGTTAGTCATGGTCTTCTATCAGAATGGATTGAATTTAGTAAAAAATCTGATAAATATGAAGAAGGAATTTGTGAACGGGAATGGGCTAGAACGGATAAACGTAGTGATGGGGTTAATATCGGTAGCCTTTTTTATTGGGCTCAAGAAGATAACCCTGATGGTTATAAAGAGTTCAATAATCAACGAACTGATAATTGGATCAAAAAGGCTGGTAGTTGTACTCATCAAGATGTAGCCAATTTAATTTATCGTATTTATAAGGGACATTTTGTCTCGACAGATGGTGGTGCCAAGAAAAGTGAGAAGGTTTGGTATAAGTTTAGTAATCACCGTTGGAGTGAATGTGATGGTAAAGTTCACATGAAGACTATTATGGGATATAATTTACCGGATTGTTGTTTGGCGAGTAAGATTAGAATTTTGGAACGTCGTCGAGTGACAGAGGATGAAGAAGAGAAAAATTATCTTGACAAAACTGAAGAAGATATTCAAAAACTCTTGACAAAACTCAAAGACACCACCTTCAAAGATAAAGTCTATAATGAATGCATTTATATGTTCTATGATGGCGATTTCTTTAAGAAACTTGATGAAAATATTGATCTAATTGGTTGTGAAAATGGCGTATACAATCTTCGCAATGCTGAATTTCGCGAAGGACAACCGGAAGATTTTATCAGTCTATCGACTGGTATTAATTATGTCGAATCTGATGAAGACGGACCTTTTAATCAATTCCATCCCAAAGTTCGGGCTATCCAGGATTTCTTTAGTAAAATTCAACCACGAGAAGGAGTCTGTGAGTATTTACAATTATTGTTGGGATATTGTCTATATGGTCGAAATATATTAGAACAGTTTTATATACTAGAAGGAGTAGGAGGTAATGGAAAATCAAAGTTGATTGAATTAATGGAATTGGCTCTTGGACCCTATGCATCTAGCATTACTAGTAATTATTTCACGCAAAAACGAGCCGGTTCACAACAGGCCAATCCCGAAATTGCCAAAATTATTCATGCGCGTTTGGTCACCACCCAAGAAATGGAAGAAACTGAAAAAATGAATTTAGCCACCTTTAAAACATTTGTTGGTAATGATAAAATAACTTACCGCCCTCTATTTGGTGCTTGTCGAGAAGTACGACCCAAATTTAATATTCTAATGGCAGTTAATCATTTACCCGCATTACCACCTGACGATGTTGGTACTTGGCGTCGTGTTCGATTAATTCGTTTTTTGTCTCGATTTGTGGATAATCCGGATCCCAATAGCGAGTACGAACATCTAAAGGATTCATTATTAGCTGAAAAGTTTCAACAGTGGAGAGAACCCATGCTTTTCCTACTTTTCGAATGGCACAAAAAATTCCGTGAAGGGGGGTGTCGACTTGAAGAACCACAAGAAGTATTAGAAGCCACTAGAGAATACCAGAAGCAGAATGACCAATACTCAGAGTTTATTGAAAGATTTACTGTTCGTCGAGCTGGTGCCTTCTTGCCACTTGACCGTTTATTTGATCGTCTAAAAGAATGGTGGGATCAAAATGCGACGGGTACTAGACCTGATAAAAAACAATTCAAATCCATTTTGGAAAAACGATGGCAAGCCCGTTCTCAGAATAACAGGGAATGGGGACCAGGATGGTCGGATAGAGAATTATGTGATGGAGTCAGTATTATTAAGACGACCGACCAAACTGGAAATGAAGTCTGTTTTTTCGATATGGACTCTTAGATATTTTACATAAAAACAATTGCTTTGATAAGAACAAATGTTCCAAAACTATAGAAATAATTATTTTATAATCTATTATAAATATGGGTCAAACTATTGTAACTAGTTGTGCAAGTGGTGACGTGATTATTAGTCACGAAAAAAGAGTAGTGGCAGAAACCAAAGTGGAATTTCCTATTATTACTTCGAGTGGACTGACTTCAATCAATTTCAAAAGTGGTGTCAATGATTTGAAAACTAAGAGTTATAATTGTTGTAGGGCCGGTGACAAAATTACAATAAAACTTGAAATCAACATACAAGACGAATGGTCGAGTTTGGAGACCATTCGGTGCCCTCAAGGATCTGGAGTTCTATTATTAGGACCAAGTGAAAATTGCAAGCATTGTTGTTGTTACGGAAAATCTGTTCAAAATTTAGGACTTTTTTTTAGTGGAGCAGAAATCAAAAATGGTAAAATGATTTTTACATACTATTCCAAATGTTCACACTCTTTTGATCTAAGTCACTCATCAATCAGTTTTTCACTAGACACCATGTTTAATCCTATTCCGCTAAACACACCATAGTTACTTCAAACAAGACAGGATGTTTAGAGAGTAATCAAGAATCCAAACTTCCCAAAAATTAGAAACAATTTACATTGGAATGGTACTTTCTTATTTGTAAACTTTAGATAAAATTTGGTCTTTGATTGAATCGAGATCTTCCCTTTTTTCGCAAAAACTTTTTTCTTGGAAGGTCTCCAAAAATTTCTCCAAGTCTCGACCTTGTCGCCCAATAAATACCTGTGAATTAATTTGTCCTTTTCCTTTAACATAGTCATTGTCCAGAACTATAAATTGTTTGATTTTTTTATCTCGGTTTAGATTAACTCCAATATTTCCTACTTTGAAATCACCATGTACAAAACCACCTGAGAAACTTTTCAAAAATTCGACCGCCAATTTAACTTCATTTTTATCCAATTCACGTTCTTTAACAATGCTCTCCAAAGTACAATCAACCTTTTCCATAATAATTACACCTATATTCATGGAGTCTCTACCATTTAGTCCTATTTTTAATGTAAAATGATGAAATAATTTCGGTGTTATAGATGATTTTCCAAGCCTTTGAAGTGTTATTATTTCATTATTATATCTGTCTTTTTTAACAGGTACTTTACGAAAGAATTCTTCTAATCTAAAACAATTAGATGGTATCCGATAATACCCGATTGGTATTTCATTATGTCGTACTAATTTTTTGGCTTCTTCGGACCAAAAAGCACCTGTATCAAGAATAACGAATTTACATATTGCTGACTTATTACAGTATTCACAGTTATAGATGATGGCATGTTTTGAATGTGCAGTCAGAAAGTCTTTAAGAATTAAACCTCGACAAAGATTGGTATTATGATAAACTATCGGCTTTTTCCCAAGAACACCACTTTTAGACGGTTTAAGTCCATTCGAGTATCCTGTTTTGATATTCATGGATCCACTAATTGCATCATGGTGATGCCATCTTGGTTTTATTTTACGATATATATGGTTATGTGTTCGAATTGTTTTTGGCCTAGCTATTATTTTATTGGGAAGCATCATATAATATATTATATTAGTTAATCAATGATTAAAGCTGCCCAAGTATCTTAAGAAAATATTTTATATATATATAAACAATTCAACCAATGTCTAATAAGAACAACAAATCACAATGCGGAGGTCGTTATAGTCAACTTTATGGCGAAAATCTACCATTCTTTTATGAGGTAAGCAGCCCAACTTACTCTAACTACTCAGCACGTTCACCTATTTATACTGGTCACGGAACCGTTGGACAGGGACATGGTAAAGGTCTCAATTATGGTGCAGCTCATCACGGATTACCAATGACTGGAGGCGCAGAGGAAAAACAATCACCAAATGGCATTTGGGAAACACTTAAATCAGTCATAGGGTTTGGTGAACAATCACCAGACGTTTCACCTTCACCTTCACCTTCACCTTCACCTTCACCTTCACCTTCACCTTCACCTTCACCTTCATCTTCACCTTCACCTTCACCTTCACCTTCACCTTCACCTTCACCTTCACCTTCACCAAGTGAGGAAATTTCTATTGTATCAGATGTAAATGAA